ACGGAATAGGGTACATAGAAGCACCACACTTTCCTAAGTATGTGTGGTTAGGTAATGGGAAAGCAAAGCAAATGGTATGGGATACCTCTAGCTTATCCGCATTCTCATCGTGCCCCCGTTACTATAACTTTCAAAATCTTTTAGGTTATAAATCTAAAATTTATTCTGTAGCAACAGGTTTTGGTTCAGCAGTTCATGCTGGATTTGAGATGTTAGATCGTGGAAAATTTTATGGTAAAACAAAAGATGAATCTGTACAAGAGGCTATCAAAATAATTCTATTAGAGTTTGGAGAAGAGCTTTTAAAATCAGAAGATAAAGCCAGAAGTTTAGAAGCAACTCTCCGTGCAATTGTATGGAGAGCAGAAGAATATTGGGATGATGTAATTAAAATAGCAACAATGCCCAATGGTGAGCCTGCATTAGAACAAAGATTTGAAGTGCCGTTTGGTTTAGATTCTGAAGAAAGATTTTCTGGACGTATAGATAAAGTTGTTGAATTAGAAAATGAATTGTATATTGTAGATACTAAGACAACTAAAGCAGGATTAACTCCATATTATTTTGCAAACTTTATGCCAAACAATCAAGTGTATGCATATATCTGGGCGGCACGTAGAGTATTAAAATTACCTATTGCAGGATTCATTGTAGATGCAGTACAAACTGGTGTAAATTTTTCTAGATTTGATAGAGCAGTCTTTAAAATAAATGATGAAGTACTTGACGAGTGGTACTTAGATGCTTTACATAAGATGCATCTAGCAAATGAGTATGCTAAAACACAATACTATCCTGCGGACTTTACTGCTTGTGGAAATTATGGTGGTTGTAAGTTCAGAGATATATGTACAGAAGCTCCGTCACGTAGGTCAATGATTGTTGATTCAGAATTTGATAAAGATATACATACTGATCTTAAAATTAAAGAAGATAATGTAATTGAATTTCCTAAAGAAATGAAAGTAGAAGTGGAGTTAGAGAATGAGTAGAAAAATAGGTGAAGACATATGAGGAGTTTAATAGAAAGCTGTATAGATGTTGGTAGTGGATTTTTATTGGCTACTTTTTTACAATTACTTGTGTTTCCTTTCTTTGATTTATATCCTACCTTAACTGATAGTGCAGGAATTGCTATAGTATTTACTTGTGTTTCCATATGCAGATCTTGGATGTGGAGATTACTTTTCAGGAGAATAAAATGAAAATAGTTAAAGAGTTTCCACCCATCTATGATAAGATAAAAGAAAAGTTTACCTTATCGGGCAGAGAAATATTTGCATGGGGAAATATTATTTATAATCCTGGTGAAGGAGAACTTGGCCCAGAACTTATCGCTCATGAAAAGATTCATAAGAAACAACAAGGCAATGATATTGAAGGCTGGTGGGAAAAATATTTAGCAGACGATAGCTTTAGATTTGAACAAGAACTTGAGGCTCATCAAGCTGAGTATAAAGAAATTTGTAAACTAAATAAAGACAGAAACATTAGACATAGATACCTTGTATATTTGGGGGGAAGACTATCTTCTCCTGTATATGGGAGTATGGTTAGTCAAATGGAAGCAATTAAATCTATACGAAATAAATAAATGTATGGTTGATTTACGTGTTCTTAGTCTTGGTGCTGGTGTTCAAAGTAGCACAGTTGCACTGATGATGGAAAAAGGTTTGATTGAAAAGGCAGATGCGGCAGTATTTGCGGATACACAGAACGAACCAAAGGCTGTGATGGAGTGGTTGGATTGGTTAAAATCACAATTATCCTTTCCTATATATGTTGAAAGTAAAGGTGATTTGAAACAAGCTACAATGAGCAGACTTATTAGCCATAAATTTTCAATAATCCCTGTATTTACAAAAGATAAAGTCACAGGAAAAAAGGGCTTATCTCAAAGACAATGTACTAGACATTATAAAGTAGATGTTGTGATTAAAAAAATGCGACAACTGTTAGGATTAAAGCCAGGTGAACGAAGAAAAAAAGGCACAGAAGTTGAGATGATTATGGGCATAAGCAAAGATGAATCCATGCGAATGAAAATAAATAAATTGTCGTATGTCACAAATGTTTATCCTTTAATTGATCTCAATATGACTAGGCAAGATTGTTTAGATTGGATGAAAGAACAAGGATATCCAAAGCCTCCAAGATCAGCTTGCACCTATTGTCCGTTTCATTCAATTGCTGAGTGGAGAGAAATTAAAACTAATAAGATTGAATGGGATGAGGTTATTGCGCTGGATGAGTTTATTAGAAACAAATCAAGAAACAAAAATGATCAGTTGTTTTTAAATGCTGCCAGAGTTCCTATGAAAGAACTAGATTTGGGAGACGAAACACAAATGGATTTTTTTAACAACGAATGTGAAGGAGCTTGTGGTGTTTAAAAAAAACTATTGACGGATTTAAAAAATTTTGATATAATACAAAAATAGGAGATGAATATGGCAAACATTAAACAACATGCATCAACAGATGTAACTAAACTATTACTGGTAGGCGACAGTGGATCTGGTAAAACTGCGGCACTAGCTTCATTAGCTAACGCAGGAAAGAACCTTCGCATATTAGATTATGACGATGGTCTATCTATATTACCAGACTTACTAACACCAGAAGCAGTAAGTCGTGTGTCTTATGTGACACTTAAAGATCCAATTGGACAAGCCCAAGCTTTTAGAAAGGGGGCAAATTTAATTGCTAATTGGAAAGACGATACTGAAGATTTTGGTTCTGTTAAGACTTGGACTAAAAATGATGTGCTTGTGATAGACAGTCTCACCCTTATGGGAGAGTCTGCATTACGTAGTGCATTAGTTTTTAATAACAAGAAACCAACAGATCAACCTTCTCAACCAGAGTGGGGAACAGCGGCACGAGATGTGCAACACCTCATTCAATATATAACTGGTTCGGAAGTTCCGTGTAATGTTGTGGTGACAACACACATGCAGTACATGGAAGGAGATTTGGGTGTGAGTAAATCATATCCAACTAGTGTTGGCTCAAAGCTATCTACAAAATTGGGTCGATACTTTAACTGTGTTTGTAGAGTGGACACTAAGAGTTCTAGCAAAGGCACAGAGCGATCACTGAGAACTGTATCAGATCATAGAATGGATCTTAAAGTTCCTGCATTAGATATATTAGAACCTAATACAGAACTTGATCTTGCAAAATTGTTTGATGCAATTCAAGGAAACGCAAAGAAGAAGTTGTCAAAATCAATGTCAAAATAGGAGGGTATATACCATGACAGGATCAGACGTGGGTGACTTTTTAAGTATGTCACCAAATGAAGTACCACAAACGGTTACTTTACCAGAAGGTAGTTATGATTTTATAATTACCAGTTATCGTTCCGACAGAGTTGGGGAGAACCAAACTCCGTTAGTGAAGATAAATGTGAAAGCTACAGGAGTAATCCAATCAGACTTGGATCAAGCTGATATAGCTAACGCAGAACCAACAAGACTAGAGTATTGGGCAACACCTAATGCTATGAAACAAAAAAATCCAGCAATATCTTTAAAGAGTTTCTTAACAGGATCTCTAGGCATGGATCAAGAATCGTCTTTTGGTGAATTGCTTGAACAAGCAATCGGCCAATCTTTTCCAGGTGTAGTTAAACACGAAATGGTTGGTAAGAATAAAGATATATTGCAAGCATCTATTAAGAAAATAATTAATAGATAATTTGTAATACATGAGTGAGTACGCAGTACATAAGCGGGTTAAGTCACAGATTCCAGATTCTGGGAGTTCTATTTGCATAGTTTTAGAATATCCTACGACTACCGAATCTAGACTTAACAAAATAAATACAGGAGGAATACAACAAGTATTAAATCCTATGTGCAAGTTCGCAGGTATAGATGCACAGACTGTTATGCTCACTCATGCCATTCAATTAAAACCTGCACAAGAAAACCCACAGAATTTCTTTCACAAAAGAAGTGAATACAAAAAATTAAAAAAAGAGACAGAGTGGAGGTCACAGTTTGCCCCCACACAATACGGATATTTAAAAGAAGAATATGAACAAGATATAAAAAGATTAAAAGATGAAATAAATAAATGTAATCCAACAATAATTATAGCCATGGGTAATATATCTCTGTGGTCTTTATATGGTTTAGATAAAGTTGGGTCATACAGAGGTTCATTTCTTGAAGCAGATTCAGAGTGGGCAACAAGACCTTATAAAATTATGCCTACTTACAGTCCTTTATCTATAATAAAAAACTATTCGTTTAGACCAACCGTAGCGGCAGATTTAAAGAAGGCAGTTAGTGCTAAAGATAATATTGAAATAGAACATACTGAAAGAGAAATATTAATTGAACCCACAGTACAAGAAGTAAATGATTTTTTAACTGAATGTGAATTGCTTAATACAGCAGACAGTCCTCTATCATTTGATATTGAAACTGCATTTGGTGAAATAACCTGTATAGGATTTGCACCTAATGAAAAAAGAGCAATGGTAATTCCATTTAAAACAGAAGATGGTAAAGAGTATTGGAATTATTACGATGAATTAATAGTGTGGAATACAATTAAACAAATATTGAGCAACCCTAATGTTACGAAAGTGGCACAGAATCAGACGTATGATATATCGTGGTTGCGTCATAAATATAAAATAGAAGTTAAAGGAACTGTGCATGATACAATGCATGCACAACATTCTCTCCAACCAGAAATGGAAAAAAGTTTGGGTTACTTAGGTTCTATTTATACTAACGAGGGGGCATGGAAAAATCTAACAAGTTTTTCCAAGAGTACGAAAGCAGAGGAATAAGACTTTATGAAACGTCCCCAATACTTTGCGGCCAAGCCGATAGAAGAGGAGAACTATGCGGTTGAGAATGAACTATTACTTTGGCGTTCGGTATTGGATCAAGCTATGCAAGATATATCTTATCTAGGAAATGATAAAGAATACATAAAGTTTAGAGAAGATGCTATTCATTGGTTGATTAATGATAGCGATGATTTTGATTTAATATGTGACTTTGCCATGTTAGATTCAGAAAAAGCAAGACAAGAATTTTTTTATATAGTGAGGATAGCAAATGACAAGCGTAAAAGATATGATTGAATTATCAAAAAGGATTGAAGAAAATGAAAAGAATGATCCAGTAAATTTTCCATCACATTACAACAAAGGAGATATCGGATGTATTGATGCTATTGAATCATGCCAAGGTGAAGGTTTCAAATACTACTTACAGGGTTCAGCTATGAAATATTTGTGGAGATACGAACATAAAAAGAAATCAATACAAGATTTAGAAAAAGCTAAATGGTTTATAAATAAACTAATAGAAGTCATACAGGAGAGGGACGATGAGAATAATAAAGAACACGGAGATAGCACAGAAAGAACTGTCTAAGGAACAAACCTTATGGGTTTATTGCGGATTAGACTGTGCACTTACTCACGAGATATGGGATAAGTTATCCAACGAGTTAGATCAAACAACTAAAAAAACATATGAGTTTGAATTGCAGAGTCTAAAGCCTGCAATGCATATGATGTTGCGTGGACTTAAAGTAGATGAGAAGAAGGCTGGAGAAATCCGAGCCCCCCTTGTCAAGAATAGAGTGTTAGTAGAGAGAATGTTAAATCTTTTTGCTGAAGCTATATGGGATAAAGATATTAATCATAATAGTCCTACGCAATTAAAAAGTTTTTTATATGAATGGTTAGGACTTCCTCCAGTTATATCTTATGTCAAAGGTAAACAAAAAGTATCCACAGATAAAGAAGCATTGGAACATTTGAGAAAAGAATATCCACGTGCTCGTCCTTTTTGTAATTCTATTTTAGCTTTAAGAGATATAGATAAACAATTAAATATTCTTAATTGTAAAAGAGATGAAGATGGTAGACTTCGTACTTCATTTAAAGTAGCAGGTACTGAAACAGGCAGATGGGCAAGTTCAGAAAGTCCTTGGGGTACAGGAACTAACTTACAAAATATTACAAAAGACATGCGTGAAATATTTGTACCTGATAAAGGTAATGTTTTATTTTATGCTGACTTAGAACAGGCAGAATCCAGAGTTACTGCATATGTGGCAGGTGATGAAGGATACATCAATGCATGTGAAGGCGAAGACTTACATACTCAAGTAGTTAAAATGGTGTGGCCTAACATGGGTTGGTCTTCTGACTTAGTACAAAATAGAGAGTTAGCTGATCGTCCTTACATAGGACATTTTAGTTATAGAGATATGTGTAAACGAGCAGGACATGGAACTAATTATGGTTTGTCTGCTACATCTTTAGGCAGACATTTAAAGATTAAGATTTCACATGCAACGAGGTTTCAATTACTTTACTATGGTGGAGTAGTTGCGTTGTCATCATTGGAGAGATGGCATAAACAAGACAAGGAAGGTGGTTTCCAAGAACTAATTGATGGGGGCACGATTATAGGGACTGGTGCATCTTCCTTGGTCAAAATACATGGGGCATTTCCTGGTATCAGAAAGTGGCATGATAATACTGCCAAACAATTACAATTAAAAGGCACATTAACAACTCCGTTGGGAAGACGTAGACAATTCTGGGGAAGACTAGATGATGCAACAACATTACGTAAAGCAATTGCGTATATTCCTCAATCAACTATTGGAGATTTATTAAACTTAGGATTGTATCGTGTGTGGAATGAATTAAATAATGATGGCGTAGAAATATTAGGGCAGGTACACGATGCAATTTTGGGTCAGTTTCCTATTGGAAAAGAACCAGAAGTTATCCCTAAGATATTAGCTTGTATGAAAAATCCTATACAAGTAAAAGAAAAAGAAATGATTATTCCTTCTGATTGTGAGACAGGTCTCGACTGGAAGAATATGAAAAAATGGAAACCAAATGAGTAGAAATTATACAGATTTTGTACAGGCTTGTGTTGACGCAGTAGCTGATAGTCCAATACCAAAACCATTTGCACAATGGAGTGCGTTGAGTGCCGTAGCAGGAGCTATGGGAAGACGAGTATGGTATTCAATGGCTAACTATGATATAAGATCTAATTTATTTGTAATATTAGTTGCCCCTCCAGGACGAAATAAATCAGTAAGTTTAATCCTGCCATTTACAAAAGTGTTTAGTAAATTAACTACACCCGTAGGTACTAATGAAGATGATCAGAATTTTAATTCTGGATTAGATCAGTATGGCTTACGCAATTATCCATTGTATGTAATACAAGATAGAATT